GAATCTCTGCCGTGGGCAATTCCAATGTTTGATACTCAGTCAGCATCTCGTAAAGGTGTTGGAGAGTCTCCTACAGGATTGCTCGTCGGTTCTTGGGTTTTGGGATTCTTTGTGGATGGAGCACGTGCGCAAGAACCTGCAGTATTAGCATCTATATCTGGATCATATATTTTAGGTGAGGACACTGCACCAAAAGCATTAGTTCAATCTTTACAAAAGTTTGATGAACAAATTAATAATGATGGATCTAAATCTCTAACTGATGACTCTGGTGAAGTTGTTGTTGAGCAATCAGCAACAATAGATGGTCTGACACAATATAAGCACTTAAAAGATAATGAATTTGGAAAAGCAGGTACCACAACAGTAGAATATGTTTTTTCGGGTGGTCGGACATATAAAACTGTAGATACCGATACTCGCAAAGAAGTCGCACCACAATCTTTGATTTACTCTGCCCCTACATTAGATGAGAATAGAGTTCCTGATATTAATGCATTAGCACGTGGGGTGCAGACCAAACCATATGTACCTGACAGTGTAATCAGTGAACCTGCTGATCCATATGCGGCAGAATATCCGTATAATAAAGTCAGAGAAACTGAATCTGGTCACGTCAAAGAATACGATGACACTCCAGATAAAGAACGAATCAGAGAACTACACAAGTCTGGAACTTTTTATCAGGTGCATCCAGACGGTAGTGTAAGTACACATATCGTTAAAGATAACTACACAGTTATTGCGGGAAATGATTCTGTACATGTGACTGGTAATGTTAAACTTGTCGTTGATGCTAATGTCGATGCTGACATTACTGGTTACTTAAGAATGAATATAGGTGAAACCTGCGATATTACGTCAGGTAAAAATATGACGTTGATTGCTCCAGAAATTCACTTGAACCCATAGGTGTCTTATGCCCGGTGTTGTAAGAAAAGGTAAAGATTCGCATGTAGGACACGCATCACCTAGTCCTGCACCATTTCATGGAACTAGTTATGCAAAAGGATCCCCAAACGTATATGTCAATAGTGCCTCGGCAGTAAGGATTGGTGATACAACTGCATGTGGAGATCCTGCATCTGCGGGTTCACCTAACGTATACGTTAATAGTATTAAAGTGCATAGACTTGGAGATGGTACTGGTGGTCATGGTTCTTGGGTTCCAAACGCATCTGCTAGTAGTTCATCGAATGTTTTTGCAAATGGTGGAGGTAACGGTGGATCTGGCACTAAAGGACCAAGTGTTACGAAGAGAACTTGGCCAACAGATCCAGAAAACGTTAACTACAATGAGGCACTGGCAGGAAAGACTTGTGATGAATATGATTGGAATTCCGGAACTTGTTTAGTTGCTTATAAATAGATTACTAAGAACAACAGTTCTATTATACACTATAATTTAAAAATGTCAAGAGGTGACTTATGAATAATCATGATACTTTAGTAAACTTATTTGAAACTTACATCGCAGAAAGTGAAAAGTTTAACGGTGGAAATAAATCAGCAGGAACTCGTGCTCGTAAAGCACTTGCTGAAATTACCAAAACATGCAAAGAAAGAAGAAAAGAAATTCAGGACATCAAGAACGGTTAGTTAAATGGCAGAAGTAATTTACAGTGACATCGACTCTACATTTTTTGCGCATCCTGTCAAACGAGACATTGTGACAAAGAAGAATCGTGACGCTGTAAAAGCATCTGTCAAAAATTTAATCCTCACAGATTTTTATGAAAGACCTTTTAAACCAACGATTGGGTGTGGCATACGCAATTTCTTGTTTGAGTTAATGACTCCTGCAACGAGACAGCAAATTAAAAATGCCGCAAAACAGGTTATAGAAAACTATGAACCAAGGGCAGAAGTAATCGATATCCTTGTTGAGGATTATCCGGATAAGAATGCAATTACGATGAGTATTGCATTTTTTATCATTAACGATCCGGAACCTGTAGTCGTAGACATATTACTAGAAAGAGTACGATAATGGCAGACAGTTATCTAAAAGTTTCAGATGTTGATTTCGATGATATCCGAAATAACTTAAAGACGTTCCTTACAACGCAGACTCAGTTTAGAGATTATGACTTTGAAGGTTCTAATCTTTCTGCATTGTTAGATGTGTTGGCATATAATACACACTATAATGCATTTCATTTAAATATGCTCGCAAACGAGATGTTTTTAGATACTGCTCAACAGAGAGATAGCATTGCATCACTTGCGAAAATGTTAGGTTATGTTTCTACATCTGCACAAGGACCAACTGCACAGGTCAGTTTATCATTTAGTGGACTCCCTGCAGGGACATCACAGTTTACTATCGCAAAAAACTCAAAGTTTAATACAACAATTGATGATATCAGTTATACATTTTCGACACCACAAGCATACACGGTCGTTAATAATGCGGGGAACTTTAATATTACTTTAGATATTAAAGAAGGATTTCCTCTAGTTCATAAGTTTGTTCACAATTCGGCAAGTCCAACTCGTTTTGTAATTCCAAACAAAAATGTAGATACGAGTAGCATTGTCGTTAAAGTTCAAGAGTCGGCAGATGATACGACAACATCTGAATGGGTACGTGCAACAGATATCAAACAGGTTTTTGAAACATCAGAAATTTATTTTATTGAAGAAGCATACGATGAAAAATATGAAATTGTATTTGGTTCGGGTTCTTTAGGGAAATCACTGAAAAACGGAAACATTGTTATTGTAGAATACCTTGTATGTAATGGTGATGTTGCTAATGGAGCAAAAACTTTTTCTGTAGAAAACCTTATCACAGACCTTGCATATGGAACTGTATCAGAACCGACAACAGTAAAAACTGCAGTCGGTGGTCGGTTTATTGAAACCTCAGAATCAGTTAAGTTTAATGCTCCTAGACATTATCAAACACAGAATCGAGCAATCATTGCGGAAGATTACAAAAGAATTATTCTTGCCGAAAATTCAGATTTAGAATCGGTAGTTTCGTTTGGTGGTGAGAATGCTGATCCCCCTATCTATGGTAAAGTTTATATCGCAGTTAAACCATTTGGTGAGCAATTTACCACGGAGGCAAGAAAGGCATTGTTAAAAAATAGCATTGTTGATCGCACTCCACTATCGATTGAACCTGTGATTATTGATCCTGAGTACACATACATTATTGCTAATATCAATACATATTATGATTCTACAAATACTCTAGACAAAGAGGGTACAATTCGAAGTGCAATACTCAATGCTATTACTAACTTTTCTACTAACAATTTGGAAAGATTTAGTAATCGTTTGCGTTTTTCAAAATTCTTATCTGCACTAGATAACGTGACTGTTGGTAAAATTTTAAACAATGATGCGAGGTTAAGTTTGCAGAAACGGGTTGTGCCAGATACGCAGAGAGCAACCAGACTCGTTTTGAAATTCGCAAATGAATTAAGATCGAGCACACTAACAAGCACCCGTTTTACATTTAAAAACTTTAGTTGTTTCTTAGATGACGATGGTGTTGGTAATGTTAGAATATATCGTTTTGATGAAACAAAACAAAAAGTGATATTAGATGCTAACGCAGGTACGATCAATTATACAACAGGTGTTGTTGACATACCAAATTTTGCACTGACTGCATATGAGGGCATTGAATTTTACGTGACATGCCAAACTCAAAATTTAGACATCGAACCTGTCAGAGAACAAATACTGATTATGGATGCTCAAAACGCAACAGTTTCAATTGTAGATGAAAGATTGAGATGATCAATAAAGTATCAAAATTAGTAGCAGATCAGTTCCCAGACTTCTATAAAGAAGAGGGACCATTATTTCTTGCATTTATGGAAGCATACTATGCGTACCTAGAAGAAAATAATAAACTCAATTATAGAATACAGAACCTAGAAAGTTATCGAGATATTAGTACAACCACTGATGAATTTATCGATTACTTCACTAATACTTTTCTTCCTAATGTTCCTGTTGATATTGCCGCAGACAAAAGAATTGCTACAAAGTATGTCAATGAGTTCAATCAATCCAGAGGAACTCTTGCCGCTTATCGATTACTTTTCCGTGCGTTATACAATGAAGATGTTGCATTCAATTTTCCTGCCGAAAACATGCTTAAGGTATCAGACGGTAACTGGTCAATTGTTCGATACCTTTCAACTGCATACGATCCGAAGAATTACAGTTTTACCGGGAAAACTATCGTTGGTGTCGAATCAAGAGCAAAAGCACTTGTGGAAACGATTGTAAGGAAAACTGTCAGGGGTCGTGATCTACAACAAATTATCTTATCCAATATTCGTGGATCATTTAAAAATTTGGAAAGGGTTGTTTTAGAATCAGATTTCCAAGGACATAGTGCTACAATCGAAGCAGGGATTAAAACTCTGACTATCTTGGGTCAGGGAAGTGAATACGAACCCGGTGATAAAGTAAAGTTAGAATCCTCTTTAAGAGG